CTGTAGAAAATGCACTGAGAAATACATATGCTGCTAGACCCGAAACTGCAACATTTAAAGCTATAAACGATTTTATTACAAGATCAGGAGTAGGTTTGCTTCTTATTCCTTTTCCAAGATTCATGTTATCATCTATAGAGCTAATGGGTAAGTATGCAGGTGGAGCTTTGATAGCACCACTTAGAGCTATAGTAAAACCGGGAAAGTTTGGTTCAAACATTATGGATAAAACTAGTAGAGATTTAATTACTAAGAACTTAGTTGGGTTGGGTGCTTTTTACGGAATGATGGAATACGAAAAAAGTGATCAAGCTCATCCCGATTATAAAATGATTAAAACAGGAGATGGTCGTGTAGTGGATACCACACCTGA